TGTTTCTGCTATCAACTATATTCCAGAGGAGGGGCTCAGTACGGCTATCGACATACCGTTTGGCCTCTCTTGCAAATGTAATTGGGTATCGGTGTATATCAGGAGTGCAAAGCATCCATATATCACCTTGTTCTCCTACTCCGGCCATGCCAGCAGTCTTGCCGTCAGGCACTGTAAAATACACGTAGGAGGGGTTGTGAGACATCAAAGATGGAAGAGTGGTAGGATCTATCCCGTGACCCTCTTGGACCTCTCTGAAGTCGTCTGGACGGAGGTTAGAGGCCACTTCTGTAGCAGCCTCTATCGTGATTGGGTGTATGTAATTAGACACGCTTATAAAATCTAGGTGAATAATCTCCTTCCCATGACAAGCCACGTAGTGTAGCTGGAGCGGGATGAGTTGATCTAAGTATAATATCTAAGTTTGTGTTCCGTTCATAGACAGGAACAGTCTTAATAAATTCAGTTATGTACGGAGCACTTGTAGCTATGTAAGCATCAGCTGGCGTAGACTCGTAATCTACCTCGTAGTTATTCTTACCAACACGTTTAAGGACCGCTTTGTAAGAACCAAGCGTTCCAAAGTGAAACTTAACTCTATGTATTACAAGTGACGAGTTAATATCTGCTCGTGAGTTTTGACCTTCTGTACGAGTTGGATAAAGAGTTGGTAGCTCGACTTCGTAGTCATAGACGTACCCTGTTTTATATATACCAGAAGAGATCGTAGCTGTTGCAGTCGCACTGCTGCCACCACCACCGCTAATAGTTACTGTAGGTGGAGATGAGAAATTGTAGCCACCATCATTTATTGTAATTGCTGTAACTGATCCATTTGCAATAGTGGCTGTAGCTTTTGCACCTGTACCACTAATAGTTACTGTAGGTGTGCTAGTATATCCACTGCCACCGTTTGTTACAGTTATCGAGTTAACAACTTTGCTCCAGTTTCCGTTAAGAGTGATAGTAGTTCCAGATACCATAGGGTTGTCAGGATCATTGTCGCTTTGATATCGCCCATCAGTAGGACTTATAACAGCTACTTTATAGTTAGGTGTAGTAACAGTATTTAGCCACCCCACACCACTGAAGGTTGTGGTGTTTGCAGTATCGTTAAAGCTGCCACCGCTAAGATCAACGTTATTATCCAAATGTAGTAAGTATTCGACATCGTTTTTTGTAGTAGTAGGATCTGTTTCTTGACGTATCAGATTGATGCTTTGTAAATAGTAATCACTATCTAAAAAGAAATACTGATCGTTTATAATAAAATGATATATCAATGGGTTATTGAGTTTCCATTTAAACCACGCAGCTTGGGACCGTTTCTCAGCAACTTGAAAGTATTTATAACCAGTTACAATATCGCTGTTAGTTTTACCAAGTAAGACAATCGAGTTTTCTCTAGAGTTAGTCAAAAGGTCTATATCTTTAGGCAGCAAGCTGGGTACAATCTTACTAACTTCAACGATGGTTGGCTCACCTTCTCTACGTATGTCTGCCATTTCATTAAAGCGGCTGAACTTACCAGAGTTATCAACATAAGCAACTGTAGTGCCAAGTGATATCGGAGCTATTGCTTTGTTATAATTGAACGTAGATACACTTCGTAACTTAGCTGTATCAGGATTTAAAACTGTATCATCAGATGACAGTAGAAACTGCTGGTTTGTGCTAAACACAAGTAAACCTGTGGTAGTTTCAATACCATCAAATAGTTCTGAAGGAAATGTAGAGGAGCAAGCAATATCAATAGGATCACTAGCTGCTACAGTCAGTGCTGATTCTATAAAGAAGTCAGGTGTACCTACTGTACCCGGTCTACATAAAACGACACTCTCTCCAGATAGCATTGCTAATCTATTTCTAAAAAACAATACTTTGTTTATACGGCTACCTACAAAAGATGGGTCAGGATTAGTTAAGGTATCACCGACTTGTCTATCTTCATAAGTAAACTGCTTAACAGTAAACTCAGTTGTAGCTGTACGCTGTATAACCAAAGGCATATTTGTTAAGGTCTTTGTTATACCCGGTTTTGCACACTCGTTCCAAGAGCCTGCACCATCTTTATTGTTCTGCCCCTCAAATCTAAGAAAGTAATCATCCTCGTCAGCTCTCTGAGAGTTACTTACTTTTGCTATGTAACCATGTTTACATTGATTAGGTAACCGAGTCACATCATTTACAGTTCCTTGAAAACAACGCATCAAGTCTTCTTCAACAACCTCTACATTAAACGCAGAGGAACTGCTTAGATACATACCCGTACCAATAATTGTACCAGTTACACCAGTAGGTAAGGCAGATTTAATACCACCAAGAATAGTGTCAGCAGTTACAGCTGTATCTGCATCAAAAGGTGTAGGAGCTGGACGGATAAGTCCGTCATCAGCACCGTTATATTTAGCATTAACTTGTGCTGTTTCTATTTCAGTTACGGTTACATCTACGAAAGCCTGTCCATCAGAGCTGGTAGCTTCATCAGCATGCTCTGGTACAACTCGAACTACATCACCAACTGCCCATCCTTCACCACCATGTAGTAGCACAGCCTCTATATTATAGCTGCATCTGTAGTTTTGTCCATCTGCACCTTCAGCAACAGCACTGTAGTTAGGACTCACGCCTTGTTGGCCAAGTGCTGTCACACGAAATGTTAAGTTGGTTTTACCTGATGTAAGTATAGTGCCAGATGCGTTTTTTACATGAGTTATATTTTCACCCGGACCTGAGTAACTAGCCTTAGCGGTTACAGCATATACTTCTGTACCTATACCGGGGCAGTGTCCTGAGCCATCACCTTCATCAAAGTTATGATTTGTAATTTTTATTTTAGTAGCACGGGTAACGGTTGTAACATCTGTGCCATTATTTATGTTAACTCCATACTGCCTACCATTCTCTGTACGTAATAGTTCAATGAAACCAAAGTGAGCGTCAGGTCTGGCAGTGGTTGTACCTGTCATTCCGATAAGAGTATTTGCGTTAGTTGTATCTCTACTGTTTACAAATGTAGTATCATTAATAGTTAGAAATTGTAGGTTCTCTGGTGTGCTAGTAGCTAGATAGTTTTGTATAGCTGTCTGACCACCTGTGCCATAAACTGTAGTCATCAGCTGACCATCACTGCAACGCCAGACTCTGACTTGACCATCAGCAGCTACCTGTCCAATATAAGATCCTTCTGTCTCATCACGATGATAATGAAACCATGATCCACCAGTCTGTACGCTAGATAACGCATCAGCACCTATACGTTT